AACTCCTCAGTAGATATGAGAGCGAACATAAGGTCAGCAGTAGCAGGGAGTCCAAAGGATTCTGAAGTGTCAGTAAGGTCAACATCAGTAGAACCGAAACCAGCACGAGTAGTTTGAGTAGCCGTAACGATTGGTACGTTAGCTTCGACAGCCATCCCCCTAAGTTCCTCCGCAATCGCTTTAACATAAGTGTAAGAATTTACTATAGAACCTTTATATCTCTGTGATGCACAGATATTTAAGTAGTCAATGAATATTATATCTGGTTTAATACTTCTCTTCATTGCAAGTTCTTGTAGCAATGATTTAAAATGTCCTACATGAGCAGATGCAGTAGGATATTCCTTAATAATTAACTTACCTTGAGTCTTCTTAGTTAAAGCACTAATTTTATTTTCATACATTACTCTTGGTAATTCAGACAACTTCTGAATAGGGACATTCAAGAGATTAGAGTCGATACGTTCAGCAATTTTCTCTTCAGCCATCTCCATCGTAATATACAAAACGTTCTTACCTTGGAGTAAACAACTACTAGCGACGTGACACATAAAAAGAGACTTACCAACACCAGTACCTGCAAGAGCAACGTTGAGAGTTTTATTAGGAAGTCCACCCTTTGTAATCTTGTTGAAGAATTCCAAATCGAAAGGTATCTTTTCCTCACGCTTATGGTAGAAATCGAATCGCTCTTCGTAGTTTTGTAAGTAGTCATGACCTACATGTTGATCAAATGATACACCTAATGCATCACTTAGAATTTGTGGAATAGCTCCCTTATCTCTCTTCTCGTCTTGGCCGTCTGCAATTTTAACACTCTCCATAAGCGAGAGGTATATGGCTCTTTCTTGACACCACTTCTCGGTCGTATCAACGAGCCAATCAAGCTCTGCTTTCTCATCAGATAACTCCTTTAATACTACCATGACCTCTTTAAACTGATCCTCTGAAAGATCAGTTCTTTCTTGACACTCAATCCCTAAAGCATTTAGAGAAGGAAGTGTATTGTAATTACCAACATACTCATGGATCTCAGCAAAGATAACTTTGTATGAACGTACAGTAAAATAATCTGACTTCAAGAATGGTAATACCTTACGGGTATACTCTTCGTATGAAATCAGATTACTTAGAATAGTAACTTCTAGATTCATGTGTAGTGTAGATAGGAACCAACAATGTATTTCTTAGACGATACTGGTGCTAATCCAGCGTGTCTATACTGCCAATTCGCAGGGAACATAAGTATTCTACCACACTTAGGGGTAATTGCTAGGTCTAAGTTAGGAAAGTTTGTCTCTCCACCGACCTTAACGTCATTCAAGTATAGGAACATGACAAGGAACCTCTTAGCAGAGGCATGATCACCTACATCAACATGATCTTTAAATTGATCCTTACCATTATTCTCGTAGAGTTTCATACGAAACTGTTCAAACCCATACTCAGCAGGGAAATCAGGACCAACACCCAATTCCATAACATATCTCTTAGCAGTAACAGTCAAGATATCAGACAGTCTCGCTTGGATAGTCATCCAATTAACATCTTTCTCAAGATATCTCTCTGATATATTTAACTCTCTAAAGGTTGGCCGCTGTTCTCTATCAATGTATACGCTGTTGGATTTATGAAATGTCTTAATGACAGTCTCACAAAAATCTCCATCAAGTAGTTCATCATAAGTCTTAATGTAATCAGTTAGTTTAGTTACCATAGCCAAATTCCTTTGCGGCACATTCATCTAGTGCTTGCATTATTTCAGGAGTGAAATACTCTTTAGGATTTTCATAAACATTTTTTGGATATACATTCTTCTCTCCAATCTGGATTCTGTTTCCAGATTTCTTAAAGACTCCATGTTTTTCTCCCAGTTCGAGGAGTCCGTAATAGGGATCCAGTCCTCTTTCATCGTAGAACAACCTCGTTACTACTTCGGAATTTTCTTTAGTGAGTCTTGACTTAGCTGTCTTAGCTTTAATAAGGTTACCAACAACCTCTTTCTCACTCTTTTCCTTTTTTTTGCTGAGATAAATGATTGTACTTGCGGCATATTTGAGACCAGAGCCGCCTCCCATTTCTTTAGTAGGGATGTAAGATCCGACAACATCGTAGGTGTGATTGGTGACTAAAAGTGGAACGTTTGCCTTACCTAATTTAAGAGTAAGGACTCTGAAAATTGATTTGACAATCTGAGCACGAGTCATATCACGTGTCTCTTTACCTGCCTCTGCATCTTCTACTTCTTTAGTAGTTGAAAGCATACCTAAAGAGTCTAATACAAACATTAAAGGTTTGCGTTCAGACTGTTGTAAATATTTATCAAGAATCCTTATAGCTTGGGTGCGGAACTCCTGCACTGTAGTAATAGGAACGATCATCATACGTGATGAATCAATTCCTCTACTCTCAATTAACTCTTTAGAAAGGGCAGACTCTGACTCAAAGTAGATGACACCAGCGTCGTCGCTAGACTCAAGGAAATGCTGAACAACGCCAAGACAAAAATAAGTCTTACCAGTACTTGACTCTCCAGCGAGAGCAGTGATTTTGTTTCCTGGGATGCCTCCATAGATTGACCCAGATACAACAGCATTAAAAATATGGCTGCCAGTGTCGATAAAACCACTTGTATCACCAGCTGCCACTCCATCACTGACCAGTGAAGCATATTCATTGTCAATCTCCTTTACGATGTCTTGTAGAAAATTCATGGTGATTTTTTAATCATTCGAGTAATGTAATTGGAACGCTTCATGGCTTTTTCAAACCATTCAGCTTCGGTTTTGTCAAAGAATTCCTTCTCGTCTGGATATTGTCCAGCACCAAAGGCTTTCTTGTATTCTACGATGTATGTTGTCATCCAAATAGGAACTCCAGACTTGCAATTTTTTCTGGCTTCCATCCAATAGTATCCATAATCACTTTAATAGGATCAAGAAAACTCTTCTGGAATTGTAAGTCATAATCCACATGTTTGTCAAGCCCAAATTCCTTTGGGAAAGTGTTTAGAAATGAAATTACATTCTCTCCAATCTTGTTGGGAGTTTTCAAATAAACAAACTTTATCTTTTCACCATCTTGAATCAATGGATACTTGTGTGTAAGTTTATTCTTCTTATTATAGTGATTGTACAAGAGACTACCACGGACATGAATGGGTGTGCCCTTGCCGTATATACTGGACGGATTCGCCCACTTATTTATCCCATTGCATCCTCTCGGAAATGATATGTCCTCAACAGGTAACTGTGAGAACTGATCTTTGAAGTCTGCAATGAACTTTTGTGCTTCTTCTTCACCTTCATTCATAATAACTTTGAGACATTCCTTAATTTTATCTCTACAAGCACCTGGTGTAGAGGATTTAACTGCCTCAATACCCATAATTTTTAGCTTTGGATCTGCGAATCTGACCCCTTCTATGTCCCATGCATTTAGAATGTATCGTTTTTTAGCAGTCCAGATCCCTTTGTTAGCAATGGTCTCTCTCTTCATGAACATTTTTTGTTCGTAAGCGTTGACATACTTGGCCAACGTTTCATAAGAACTAGAAATATATTTTTCCAGTTCCATATCACACACCTTATCGAGGAAAGAAACGATGTTCTCATTAGATACCTCTCTCCCCTTGTATACACTTTGTACCAGAGGACCAAGATGCAAGTAAATACTATCGGTGTCACTAGCAATAACATAATCTTCACCTTCCGTTTTAAGAATTTTGTTTAAGTATTCATTCATCCGTTGTTCAATCCAACGGATAGATACCTGACCTGACAGAGTAATTGCCTCTGCGTTTGCTAGGTTATAGTATCTAAAGTATTGGTTTCCAATGGCACCATAGGCAGAGTTGAGTTGAATCTTCCTTGCCATCTGGATATTGTTGAATTTACTAATATCCTTTTCGAGTTTTGCACTTGGGTTAGCTTCATTATCCCTTTGGGCTTTAAGCATTTTACCCTTATAAATTTTTCGTTCATCATAGATCTTTTGCATTATTTCTGGAAGGAACCCATGTATATCCTTACGATATTGGGCACCGTTTGCACATACACATACATCCTCATCAATAGTTATCTCTTGATTTAGAATCCGTTCAACGCTCGCGCTGGAATGTCTAGTCTCCCAGAGGGTTTCTGGGGAGATATTGTACTGCATAATAAGATGAGGATAAAGGCTATTGAGGTCAAAAGAGACAACCCAATCATAGCATCCTGGTTTCGGTTCCTTGACATAAGCACCTGCGTATTTTTCATCTTTGCGTGCTCCCTTCTTAGGGGGAACAACGACCTTACGATCAGTAAGATAATTATATATCATCGTGTCCCACATTCGGACTTGAGAATATACATCTTCAAAGTTTACCTTAGCATCATAAGACATAGTAATTGCTAAGTCAAGCAATTTCATCTTATCCTCAAGACGGTCAATCAACTCAACGTCTTGGATGTTGTATTCAATAAACTTCTGCCAATCAGAGGTATAGAAATCTTTAAAATTCTCATACTCACTATGGTCTAACTTACGCTGACCTAGTTCGACAAAAGCAATATGATCAAGTCTATATGACTCTTGATTAGTGTATGTAAACTTACGATATAGATCGAGATAGTCTAATATATTTACTCCACTGACATCATAAGCATAGTTCTTACGTCCTTGGACAAAGACTTCTCTCTCATTAGTTCTATTCCAAGGTGATAGAGAACGCATCCATTTACTACCAAGCATCCTATGAACTCGACGGCAAATATATGGTACGTCATACAGGTTAACATTCCATCCTGTAAGGATATCTGGAGTATGCTGTGCCCACCACGATAGGAAGTGTTGTAGCATCTCCCTTTCAGTATCAAAAACAAACTTCTTATGCTCTGTTTCAAAATCTCTAACTGCCCAGACATAAAACTTCTTCGTTACCATATCCTTAATGGTAATCGATAGCATCTCTTCTGCTGCTGCTTCTACATCAGGGAATCCATTCTCACACTGAACCTCAATGTCCAATGCGAATATTCTCATCTGATTAATATTATAATCAACCTCAGTTGGAAACTGTTCACGGATGTATTGATATACAAAACGCTCATACCCATGAACTTCAAATCCTTCTACACCGTCATACTGCTTAATAAACTCTCTTGCTTCTTTCGGTGCTGAAAAATTAACAGGAGATACCCATCTCCCATCAAGTGTTGTAAATTTCTGTTTGTCCTTTGCTAGGACATATAATGTAGGGGAAAACTGAGAACGGAATTGAACTGCTTGTCCATTCTCATATCCTCTATAGAGAATCGTATCCCCTGCTAATTGGATGTTCGTATAGAACTTACTCATTCGCTGCTCTGTAGAGTTGAACTACTTGGGGACTAGGCTCCAGTATACTCAAAACTACATCAGAAGTCAAGAACATGTCACGTTGGGAACTAAAGGCAGGAAATGGTATAAGAGAAGGTTTACCATCCTCTTCTCCAATTTCATAACACCCTTCAATTAACAGGCTTGGCTCCTCGTCCAGCTCCGTCACCTTCCCCAACAGGTATTCCTTCCTTTGCTTCAATAAGATCACTCGGATCTGTTGTTGCATCATCTCCTCCTGCAGTGGACTGTCCACTACTTCCTGAACCATCTCCTCTTCCATTGTCAGCCTCCACTAAGTGATTGTACTTTTTAATGACCTCTGGATAAGTCTCGTATGCAGATACGACTTCATCCATTTTTAACATGATCTTTTTATCAACTGATAACGGTGCCCAAGGTCTGAAATGGATTTCAGGATCGGGAAGTTTCTGAACTTCTGGTTCACTATCAGTTTCGATAAGAACTCTCGGTTCATCTACACCTTCTAACCATACGTTGTAAGGATTCCTCATTTGAAAAGCAACTGGATCATCAGGCTTCTCCTTTGAAGTTACTTCATACAGATCGCAGATGACATCTTCACCGTTTCTTGTTCTTACGATTCTTACGCTCATTTTCCCTCCTGTCGATTTCGTAAATGGATTGTTTTAAGATGTCCTTTAGAACCTTATGCTCAGAGATATTATTCTCCTCAGCAATGGGTCTAACGTACTTCATTATATCATCTATCAAGTTATGTGGCAAATCTAATGTTAATAAATCAGCATCGCCATTATAGTTATTCGGTTTTAAATTCAAATAGACATTCATGTTCCCTCCAAATAAAAAGAGACCCTTGGGGTCTCTTCGGTTGTGTTTTATATAGGTCAATAATAATCTTCTTGTAATTTCTTGACCCATTCTTTTCGTCCACAATACCCATGAGCATCACCTGTCTCCATGTTACGATGCTCATTAACATGCATCACCTCTATCATAAGAAACAACCCTATACACATCATTGGTATCATCCATAAGGGATGACCAAAGACCTCACAAAATTCTTTGTAATAATCTTCAAACTTCACTCTGGATATGCAAGTAAACTATCTATACTATAACCCATTCCCGTTCTATGAATTTATCGGTTTTCTCACCTCTGCTAGGGAAACTGACTGATAGTCTCTCTGTTACAGAAGTTGCTAGATGAGGATGAAATTTAGGTATCCAAACAGCATCACCTGGTAGTAGTGTTACATCTAATGCAGGTGGCTTATCTAGATCCATATTGACCCATTGCTTTCTGTCATCAGGTATGAATGGAACCTTGTCCCATACCTTCCAATTGGTTTCACCCTCACACTGAACAATAACATTATCGTTATCATCCATATGAGCACCTAAAGGATGAGGTGCACTAGGATTCTTACAAATAAAAATATGAGCATCAGTGTGATACCCATACTCCTTTTCTATCTCACCTGCAAGTTGATTAATATTCTTGGTAGCATGAGACATTTCCTTTATATACAAAACATCCTCCTCAATCAATTCCTTGATGATATGAGAAGGAAAGCAGTTTGGGTTAGTAACCCATGTATTGTTGTCCCAAGAGACAGATTTCTTAGAGAGAGGGACCACCCTGTCTGTTGACATGAGTGGTCTTATGTTAATGAGTCGTTCTAGTTCTCTCCAACTGAACAAGTCATACCAATAGTTTGGTTCATAATCTAATTCCATACCCCTATTTAGAGGTATTCTTTACGTGCATGGTGCTCAGGAACTATTTTACTTAGTTCGACTGTGAGGAGTCCATCTTCAAATACGACCGATCGTACTTCGCAATCCTCGGAGAGCGTCCAAGCACGTGTGAAGGGACGTTGTGCAAGTCCCCTGTGCTGATACTCTGCATTTGTCTCTGTATCTTCTTTGATGCCTTCGACAAATAGTTTTCCAAACTCTGTATAGACTTTAACTTCATCTTTCTTAAACCCCGCAAGCGCAATCTCCAATCTTGATTCATGATTATTTAACTGAACCAAATTATATGGGGGATAATTGGATGGTGTTTGGACGTTAAAGAATTGATTGAGATAGTCATCCATCCCAATACTTTGCTTAGTGATCTTATCGAACAGCTCTGGTAAATCAGCAGCACGATACCTTTGTAATCCTGTCATGATAGTAGCTCCTTTAAAAGCGAGTTTATGTTTTGGTGTCCCTTACGGCGACACTACTATTTAACCATAGACTAGGGTTTCAGCAAATGGTACACCCCGAACATGATTTGTAGAGTTAAGCGAACCTATATAGATGTAGGTAAAAATGTCTATAAAGATGAAAAAAATACTCCCTATTATTATTCTTGGATTGACATCTGCTGCCGTGAGTCCTGTCAAAGCTGATCTCCATCATCGTATGAGTAGTAGCGTGGCACTCGAAGTGAATGCTGCCCATACTTCTGTAACTAGGGCAGGTAATACCTTCAGTATTTCAGGTAACAACGTTACCACAACAGTAACACCTTCTGGTGGATCTGCTGGTGCAAGTCTAGGTGGTATATCTGCTATGTCCAACGCAGGTGTTGCTACATTTACTGTGCCAGATGCTACTCAAACGGTGGCTGGAAATGCATTCAGCTACACAAATGCTCTGACTACAGGTGATGCGATAGTAACTACTGCTCCTGCTACAGGTGCTGTTACTGGATACTCTAATCAGTATAGTGTTGCTGCTGGTGACGAAGATGATCTCTTAGCAGGTAGCGTCACTAGTGCTCACGCATTTAGTGGTGTCCATGCTGGTGGGGCTGGAACTACAGCTACGTCGCAATTTGTATCAGAATTAACGATCCGATAAACGGCTATATAAGATGAAACGAATAGGTATATTACTATTCTGCATGTTAGGAATTCCACTGAGATCCCTTGCGGTCCCAGTGGTCCCGAACTTCCAACAGGGCTCGATGACGAGCCATACGGAAACTGAGAGCACCGTAACAGAGACCATTAATTCAATTGATTACCGTACAGGATGGGAATACGCAGTAACAGGAGTAGGCATAGAAAACAACGGAGCCGCTCTAAATCCACCAGTGAATACATCAACCGTAACGATCACTCCTGGGACAACAGGGGAGAACACGATAACAGGGACGGTTACAAGTTCGTTCGACAACTTAGACTTCTCTGCAACAAACAATTTCACAATTCACGAACCTGGCCAAGCATTTCAATTCAGTCAATCATATCAAGGACCAGGTATGACGAATCAGACAATAATTCAAAGAGTCACCACTATCCAAAGCGTTACAGATACAACAAGTACGTTTACGCAGTAGCCGCAACGGTTCTCGGCGTTGTTAATCCTGGTATCGCTTTAGCAGAGGGAGTAGGTGGTGTATCTGCTACTGCTAATCCTATCGCTAATAGTTCTGGCTCAGTTACAAATCAAGCTATACAAGTTTTACAAGGTCCATATGTAACTAACACATATGGTGGTGGAGTAAGCTGTCAAGGTACTACTTTAAATATGACACCCTATGTTCAATTTGCTGATAGCAGAAAGGATCCTTGGGAAGATTTTTATAATGAACCACAATATAATATGACTGATGTAGGTGGTAGAACAGTTAAACAAACAGTTACCGTTAAAAACTATCCTTGGGAAGACTGGTATGATGATAGAACTAAAGCAGATGGTAGTAGATGGTTCCCAGATGGTGAAGATATCCAAATAGAAATTGATGTAGATAGTGCTGATGGTGTTCCAGATATAGTAGGTAGTGGTGGTAGTATGACACCTACATGGTATAAACCAATAAGAACTGACATGAGAGCAAACCAATCCTTTAACCTAGGACTGTCTGCTACTCTATCCATACCATTAAACAGAGGTATGCAACGTAAGTGTGCTGCTGCAGCATCTGCACAGATAGCAATGCAACAACAATTAACTGCTAACAAACGTTTAGACTTTGAGATAGCTCGTCTTAAAAACTGTGGTGAACTCAAGAAGGCTGGTATATTTTTCCATCCAGCATCTCCATACCATAGTGTATGTGCTGATGTTGTAGTAACAAATCCTGGTGGGAAGATAACACCACACCAACATGATCTACCTCAACCTAACTTTGAGTCTTCTTCTTCTCTTCCTCCTTCTGAGCCTTCTGACGCTTCGAGTGCTCCTTCGCAAAATTTATCCCAACAAGACCCTTCTTCTTCCGATACTCATTCGTCTTCAACTCAGCTTGAGTCGGGCGGTAAGGGGTTTTTCCGAGGATTGCGTTTACCTTTCCTATCACCTGCTTCACCACAGGTTTCACCACTCGAAGAAGAAGATCAGCCAGCGGCTTTGCTAGGAGGGCCGATGACGCTGCCACAGACGCAATCACAGCAGTCGTCGTCACAATCTGAGGACTAGGTAGAAACTGTTCTACTACTCCTATATCCTCATAGAGTGATACACATATTTTTTTATTAAGGTTGTTAGGATCGGGTTGTAACTCGTGTCCAACAACCTTTTCTTTTTCATTAGGTCCAACTGATCCTATCCTTGGTTCTAAAGGACCAGGACACTCTGGATCACCCTCTGGTTCGTCTGTAGGGGGTGGTTCTGGTGTATCTGGTGCAGTAAGATCTCCTGTGTCTCCTGTGTTCACTCCTCCTGCTTCCTCTTCTTGATCCATGTAGACTGTCTGCCATGTCAATTCTCTAGCATCATAGTTTGGTGGTTCATAGTAAGGCATACCACCATCACACAACACTACATTCTGCTTAGGGTCATCATTGACCAGCATCTTATTTTTATTGCGTGGATTCTTTGCATTCTCTTTGTGTACCTTGACACACCCAGGCATATTAACAATAGGGGTTCCTGCCTGTATAGTAACAGGTGGTGCTGCTGGTACTGCTAAAGATGGATCTTGCAACCATACACGAGTATCAGCAACGTATCTATTACCAATCTCTGTAATACCAATATCCCTATTCCTATTACTTAGCATAGGAATAAAACGAATACTATTATTACGAACTTGTATATCACCTATACCTGTATTCGGAATTGTTATATTAGGAACGTCACTTATTGGATCCATTTATTATCTCACGGTAATTACCATTAGGTTTGATACCCTTTATATGACCAGTAGTCTTTGGCCATGCTTCTTTAAAAGCAGCACGAACTTCTTCACGAACTATCATCCTAAGTTCAGTTGCTTCTGCTTCCATTCTTCTAGCAGGACCATCATTTATATTATCGATGACGTTACCACCACCAACAATACCACCAGTTCCTACGACAGCAACTGCTGTTCCATAAGTTGCTATTTTCTGTACGTCCATTACTTCTTGAAGTTGATGTTAATAGTAACCCTCTGATTATTATCAGTGCTAGTTACTCCCGCATGAACACTCTCTGAATCGAAAATCAACATGCGATTGGCAATACTATTTACCACAGCACCAGCCATAAATTCGGTATACCCATTATTAGTATTCATATAAAAAACAGCAGTCTTACCGAGGAACTCATCAGATGTAAAATCTGTATGAAATCCTGTATTGACATGCTGTTCTGTTCTAGAAGTTAGATTAGCTTTAACCCTGAAAAATTCCCCACCCAACTTATTGAATATGGGTTTGAAATAAGGAAACGTATTACTCTTCCTATCTTTAAACCCATCAAGAATAGTATGGGTGAATTGAGATAATCCATCATCCTCATAACATATACCTTTATTATAATACCAGTCAAACTCTTGTCCCAACACCATGTGCTGTAACTTTTTAAACTCTTCAGGATCTAAAAAGTTATCAACAATTTCCATTAAGATCCTCTGCCATAGTTCCACCTATGTCTGATCCTGCATCCATACCAATCATCGTAGCAGCCCCAGCAAGCACCCAACCCACAAAAGGGATAGAGGCAACAGAAGGAGCAACAGCGGCACCGACACTAGCCCCAACGACCTTACCTGTTTGCTTACCGCCTCCAATTGCTTCAATACAGGCGATCTCTTTACTTGATCTTCCTTCTCCTGTGACTTTCGAGTCCAAATGTTGAGACCCGTCCATCGTATACTCTTCAATTGTTTGAATCTTATTGTTACCCAATCCAAGAAAGCCAGATTTCTTCTTAATATCCCTTTCCACACGCATTACTTTAGGATCGTTTGCACGATATTGAATCCTATATCCATCATTACTCGCTTCAACAGTATAAGATGTATAAGGTCCAACAGGTACATTCAAATCTGGTAACGACTTGCGACTAGCAAGAAGTCCGATCATACCAATATGTGATAAACCTAGGAGTGCTCCTAGGCTTATACCAATCCACTTTTTCATATTCCCAAATCCTCTTCTTCAGAGTTCAGAGATTTGATCCATCGGTGCCGCAGGTGCAGCAGGAGCCATACTAGGAGTAGCACCAACACTAGGCAAATCGTTGGCACCAGTAGGGAGTGCACCACCGAGTCCACCAAGTGATCCAAGAGCTGCCTCAATAGCCTGCTGCTTGACGTTATCAATGATAGAATCTCTGTTGACAAATACAAATAAGCCACTGCCAACAACGGCAAGAGATACAACACCAGACGTAAGAGCAACGACGTTAACAATTTTCTGCATTTTACTATACTGTAGGTTTATTAGGTGGCTGCGCTTGTGGTGTTAAAACCAGCGGAGCTTGTTCAATTCTAATAGTCTGAGCAGGTGCAGCATTAGTTGCCTTTTCAATTAACTTCTCCATATCTTCTTTAGATATGTTTCCATTAGGACCACTACCGCCACCTTTATCCATCTTCATAGTTCCATCACCCTTCTTGGATGCTGTCTGAATTCCGAAGCTAGCTAAAACTCCAGTAAAAACTGAAGCTATAAAAGTTGGATCAATTTTCTGTTGAGGAACTCCTGGGATGGCAACATAATTTAAAGTCAAAATTCCACCGCTCCAGGCAAGGACCGTAATTCTCACCATTGTAGATATGATTGCCGCTTGTTCTTCGGCATCAGGAAGAAGTGCAGCCTTTGCTTTACCAAAGATTCCTTTCTTCTTTTCCTCTTTAACCTCATCATTTAGTAAGGTTTTATCTTCAGACATATATCTGTACTTAACTTATATTATATATCATTCTGGAGTCTGTCTCTTCTTACCAATATTATACTTAGACTCAAGAATCCACTGATCTTTTTCTTTATAAGCAATCACTTTAATCTGACTTAAAGGTGCAACATCCTCGATCACATCTTCCTTTACAATCTCTACAAGACCCCAATCAGAAAGTAATTTAATAATTCTATTCCTTCTCTGTAGATCATTATCAGAAAGATTTGCTTTCTTACCATCTAATGCAAATAATTCTTTAAAATGAACTATGTAATACTGTCCTTTCTTATGTAGTATGTGACAAGATTGATATAGTTTCCTCTCCTTTCTGGATGCTACACCTATTCTTGTAAGGGTTTCTCGAACCTTAAGAAAATCATCTGGTTCTTTGAGATTGACCTCAACCATATCGGCTTTAGTCCATTCCACTTCATTCATGTTTTTCCCCCTTTATTCAGTTTTTGCCTAATGTAATTAAGTTGGTCGGGAGATAAGATTCGTAGTGCTTGCTTTGCTTTTTCATTACTATAACCATAGTATTGCTTTACAAGTTCGAGATCTTTCACCGCTTGCTTCTTAGCCCAAGGAGAATACCTTCTCTTTGGTCTAACAGTATGTATATAAAAGTCATACTGCAAACGACGATCTAGATTAGGATATCTATTCATTTCATTAGCAAAAACTATAGTATCCATATGATGTGATAAACATTTATTAATAACATACACAGGATAATTCCTTTCCCATGCTGGATCTTCATCCATCAAGTAATCCTTAGTGTAATTAATACTGTTCAGATAATCCTTTAAAGGATACCGATCATCATATGCCATAGTTAAGAAGAAGCAACTCTTTACGTTCTTGTTGGTCATTCATATAATCACCAACTGATCTCATAGTATAGGTGTGATCATACTCTTGTGCATCCCAATCTGCAAATCTTTCCTTAATTAAATTTGAACTATTATATGATACCATCATCGGACTGCACCAATCATCCGAGTTGGAAAAGAATTCATCGTGTGAGAACCCTTTGTGCATCGCACCTCGCTTTCCGTACAAGTTTGATTTGATGTCGTAAGGTGGGTCAAGATAAGAAAAAGTGTCCATGCTATCAGTGTATAGATCCTCGTAGCTTTGGTTGGTGATTTTCCAATTTTCAATGATGTCTCCATAGTAACGAAGTTTTTCTATACCTCTCATTGAGAAGTTGTTGTCTGAAGCTTGGGGACTGAAGGAGCTTGATTCAGTGAGCCCAGAAAAGGAACACTTATTAATAATATAAAAACTAAGACCCCTACTATATCTGGACGTGGGCTTTGAGGCTTCCAAGTACTCTCTAGATTCCAGAAACAATTGCCTTGCTCTTTCTGGGGTTGAATATTTTTCTTTGAGTTTGATAAGTTCATCTGTTAGTTTATCACCTTCGTGTTGTAAGGTTTGCCAAAAATCAATTAATGGTTTATACAAGTCATTAACCCATACATCTAAGTGAGGATATGTTTGACTAATGTATAACGCAACAGAACCACCACCTAAAAAAGGTTCATGGTAAGATTTAAACTTAGTTAAATCTGGTAAGAACTGTGCTATCTTTTTAGTAGCACGAGACTTACCACCAGGATAACGAAGAGGAGTTTTAATCATAGTACCTTGATTTCCGCAACTGGGATACCACCTGGTCCCCCGTTTATTTTACCATCTGGAAGACTATTAAAGGAGATTGTAAATCTATTTTTATCTCCACCATGAGGTAGAGAACAATGTCTTAACCAACCAGGAAATAATATAAGTTTTCCTCTCTCTGCATCTATATTTACTTCATTAGGACATGAAATCCTATCACCCTTAAGAATCTCTAATGTATCTAATCCTCTAATATCAACAGGATCTAAAAATGTAGTAGGAGCACCCTCAGTGAAATAAAATACAGCAGAAAGATATGAGTAGTTATGACGGTGTAATGGATGACCACCACCAGACATAGGGGGTGACCAGTTTGCCCATGATAAAGATATCTTTAATCTATCACACTGTAAATCTTCCTCTTGTTTTACTTCCTCTAAGCACTTGTGAAACCAATTATATAAAGGTTTGAGATCCTCTCTCTTATGAAGATCACCATGAGAACTTAGAACCCTATGTGGGAAATTAAACTGTGCCATCTTAAGATCCTCAACAATCTTTAAAGAATCATTGAGGATCTCTTCATCTTCCAATTGAAATTGAAATATTGTTGTAGGAAAGATGTCTACTTTATTCATCGGATAACATAGTGGTAGCAAGAAGATTCTAATACCCTATCAAAACTCTTTGACATCCTAGTGAATCCATTACCAACATGCATTTGTCCAGCAAATACAGATAACGTAGCAGCACCCCAGAAGATATAATACCATCTGGATTTAACTTGTGCTCTTAATTTTCTTTTGTCTTTCATTTGAAATTACACTCCAACATAATTTGAGTGAGACAAGCCAATAGGTTTATCTCTTGATCTACAACAAATGCAGACTTATACTGATACTCTGCAATAATAAGCACTGCTGCTGCAACACTTGGTCCTTCCATTATAACAGATGTTTGATCATATAACTTACGCATGATCGAAACTGGATCATTATCTAAATTCTGCTGAACCCATTTCTTTACTTCATTGAACTTCTTATTCTTTAAATGATCTACAAGGGGATCTATCTTAGCATCACCTAATGCTGCAAGGATTCCAGTGTCGATAGAACCTGTAGTGCTGTATCTCTGGAGTTCATTAATTGTTCTTCTGAAGTCAGGGAAGTATTTTTGAACGACTGTGGCAACCACTTTGTCATTGAACCGTACTTCCTCTTTGGTAAGGATGTCTCTGCATCGCTCGAAGAACAATGCTGCAAGATTTTGTTTAGATTTTCCACGGGTGTTAAATTCAATTACGGTTGTTCTAGAATGTAATGGTTCTATTATCTTGTTCTTAAAGTTACACGTGAATATGAACCTACAGTTCTTCTGGAACTCCTCGATCGAGGCTCGTAAGAGTAACTGTACGTCGGGTGTCGTATTGTCTGCTTCATCAATAATGAGAACTTTATGACGAGATGTAGATGTAAGAGAAACAGTACTAGCAAAGGTCTTTGCCTGATTGCGTACAGTGTCCAAGAATCTCCCTTCATCAGATCCATTAATGACATAAAAGTCTGCTCCTAACTGATTACATAATGCTTTCGCAATAGTAGTTTTACCAACACCAGCAGTTCCTGATAATAGGAGATTAGGTATCTCACCATTATCTATAAAAGCCTGGAAGGTGTTCTTCACATCGGAAGGAAGTATACAATCCTCAACTTTCTGAGGTCTATACTTCTCAACCCATAAAAAATCATTCATCATTAAGTGCCTCATTTAATCCAGTGTAATCTTCATCAACTGGAATTGGTTCAACTTCATCTTCTTTAATGGAATAACCACCAGATGTTCCAAGCTTCTTATTAGCTTTCCAAACACCAAGATGAACTCTATGGACTTGATTTAAATCCTTTAAATCAATTTCCAACATCTCACTAATCTTTCGACTACTGTATGTTGGATGTGTAATCTTCAATGCATAAGCGCAATGATAAATGTTTGCTGGATCATTCATCCATTTGCCTCAATTGTTTGAGGATGTATCTGTATGCTTCTACTATATCACCTTCACCTTTTCTAAACAAGTCCTTATCAAACCTTTCTTTCGTACCCTTTTTCCAGAGTCGCATGTTGTCAGGTGATAGTTCATCAGCCAAGCATAAACCGCCTGTAGTATCGTGTCCATATTCTAATTTAAAATCAACAAGGTCAATGTCCATCCTATTAAAAATCATCTTAAGATGAAAATTAATTTCTGTTGCTCTACGTTTAAATGTCCTAGGGTCATATCCCATTAGACTGACCCTATCATCAGTTAGTAAAGGATCATCCTTCTCATCATCCTTTAAATTAAACTCAACAAGAGGGGGATCAAAAACAGTTCCCTCTGCAATAGGAGTATTTCTAACAATAGATCCTGCTGCTATATTTCTACAGATAACCTCTACTGGAATGATATTCACCTGCTTACACAGCATATGAGTTGGAGATGGACAACTGATATAATGTGTGCGAACTCTATCCTCAAAATATTTGAAGAACCATTCAGATATCTGACAACATAAAGCACCCTTCTCTTCAGGGAAGTCTACCTTCCTACCATTACCAGCAGTAACTTTATCATGATATTGGATAACGACTTGATCATCGTTATCCTTAACATCATAAACAGATTTAACTTTACCCTGATGAATTAGAGTCATGAGTTTAGAACCAAGATTAGTCTAGTAACCATTAAGATAATAAGAACATAATAAGTCCACATGATCCACATTCCAACTTTGTTGTGAAGTGAACCTTTTTTATATGGGTGACAACCTGATGGGGTTTGATCCCATCCTGATTGCATGTATTCAGAAGGGTCAATCCTTTTAGACATTAGGTTCTAATGCAATGAAGTACTTGATTCCATCTCCTTGGAACCTCGCAACATTAGACTTACTTAAAGTAACTTTGTAGTCACCAGGTAGAAGTTTTAAGTTCTCAACTTTAAAGCAATGGCAGAACTCAACATCTGTTGTTCCTACCTCAACTGAATAACTGTTAGAAGTATCATTCTTCTTATCAGTTACAGTTAAGTTCATAACCTCACCATCTCCATTAAGACATAGATCTGGTAGTTGGTAAACATTAGCAGCTCTCTGAAGTTGCTGCAGAGTATTAGCATCAAGGTTGAAGCTAACATCCTCAGAAGGAAGAGATATCTCCTTCTCAGGTGGTTGTGTAATAATGTCTGGATCTGCATAGAAGAATCTAGTCTTAGAGCGTCCTTTAGCATCACTGACTGTTACATAATTATCCTTTGAAGTATCAATGGATGGTGTGTCAAATAAAGATAGACCACCTAGAAAAACTCCAAGGTCATAGATTGACATCTGTGAGTCAAACTGTTCTTCAACATCAGCATAAACAAGAATGTTCTTATTAATGCTTAATGTGCTCAACCTATTACCAGGTTTGATAACAAGAGATTTGTTAATGGAACAAAAGTTCTTGAGAATTTCAACTGTAGATTTTGTAATCATAGTCATTTGTCGTAGTCAACAGCGAAGGCGGTAGAGTTGTTAGCATTCATACGATCTGCTTTTTCACGTTTGTCATTGAAGTGAAGTAACAGCATACCATAATGAATAATTTTGATGATGTCTTTACGTGCTGAACCTTTGCGATCATAACGTGAAGCATACTTTAGGACGTTACTCCTGCAAAATGCCTCTGCATCACCTACAGAGTCAATGAGGTCAAGAGTCTGAACGTTACCGACAGAATAATGACCTCTATAAGTTTGACCAACGTAGTCGTGTATTTCTTTGAGGATCTCGTCCTCACTATACTTTTGCATAATGAAGGGTTTTAGTCCTCTTCATTATACCCCTCTTCTTCTCCTGCGTCAACCTTTGTATAAAGATCTAAGAAGGATTGTTTAGTGTCATCATCAAAACGGTTGACACAATTAGTGATAGCAACCAGACGGTCATTGAAAATTCTAAACGCTTGAACGATGTGTACCAAACGTCTTGTTGTAATGACTTCATCAACTCCACCATCATAGAATGTTTTACGGATCACACCTGCCCACTTAACTAGGTTCTCTGCGAACTCAGGATTACACCCTTGGTTTAGAAGGATCCTAGTCTCAACAGTTGCAGATGGATAATCTTGCTCAAAGGTAATTGGGAATCTCTCAAGGAATGCTTCATTTAATACGTTAGTACCAATGAATCTACCATCGTCGGATCCTTTACCTTTTGTATTAGCAGTGGCTATAATGGTGAACCCTGCAGCAGGTTTTACAAATCTTCCAATTTTCTTAAGGAACACTCCCTTACCTTCTAGGATACTTTGCAGACAAAGGATCTTATTAGATGCTAAGTCAATCTCATCTAGAAGTAGGACAGCTCCCCTTTCCAATGCTTCGATAACTGGTCCATTATGCCATACAGTGCTGCCATCAACAAGACGGAACCCACCAATAAGGTCATCTTCGTCGGTTTCAATAGTTATATTAACTCTGATCAACTCTCTATTTAGATTAGAACATGCTTGTTCTACTGAGAGAGTCTTACCATTACCTGATAACCCAGTAATGAAAGCAGGATAAAATATTTTTGACTGTAGAATCTTTTTGAGTGAAGAATAATTACCAAACTGTACGAATGAATCATCCTTCTCTGGAACGTATGATACCTCTACTGCAGGTTTTGCTGCTGGTGCATCATATGCTTTAAGTATTTCCTGTGCAGTTAAGTTCCAACGACCACGACCCACCTTAGAGAACTGTGGGATTTTGTTCATTCTTTTGGTTACACTTTGAACCTGAACGTTCTGTGAATCCGCAAACGCTTTCACTTGGTCACTGCTTATGTCTCCATTCTCGAAGAATGAAATCAGATCTTGATCTGTGAATTTGGCTTGGAATGTCATAGATTGTTTTGTATTGATACTATTATAATAACAGAAGATGGATCAGATTCAAGCCAGCGTGTTACAGTTATTAATTTGTCCACTCTCTCTTCAATTGCCTGACATCACTGACTCCATAGAGAGCCTTACATCTTTGCTCTGCATCACCTCTAAGATTCGACTCGCAAGTAAATTCAACTTTTGTAAGCCTATTGGATTGTAATAAAACGTAAGCCGTCCACTTAGTTGTCATAGATCTTGGAACTCCATATTTGGCTTGTCAAATAATACATTATCTATATAATTATTTGCAAATTCCTTATCAAATAATTTTTCTAATATTCCACGTGTCTTATCATTCTTCCTCTGTTGATTACAATAGTGAATTTGATCATCATATCTTAGCATAGTATTGATCCAATTGTCATCTCGTTCACACCTCCTATGCTCTGCAAGATATTCACTAAGGTAATTCAAAACAAGACAATAGAAATTTGCCATATCTATATCTTCACTAAGACGCATGAACTTACAGTATTGTGAGAAAATCTCATCACCCCATAATGGAATTGGTCTTCTCTCTTTAAAACTAAAGTTATTACTGATCTCTCTTATCTGATCCCAGTTATCAAAACCCCTTACAGGAGACACATCAACTATAGCAGCAGTAACTACCTTATCATTAGCAACAATATCACACCCAAAGATAGGTAGATTGTAATGAGGATCTGGAAAGAATACTGAATGTAATATCTTCAACCCATGAAGTTCTGCTAATTCTAAATGTATCTTCCTAAGACCAGGTGCCTTATACATTGTATTCTTAATAACCAGATCATCTTTCTTGACTTCTGGTATAGGACTCTCTAATGGTTCTACACCATCAATATCCTGCATAGTATATGTTAGCAGGAAAGCTATATCCTTTACTAAATTATTCTGCATAACTAAAAAAGAACTCCTTGATTAATTTCTCGGACTCTTCCTTTCCGAATGCGTTAGATAGATATCCTGAAATAGGATCAAGTCTTATCATATAAGAATCAAAATCTCTATACAAACTTGTATCAGTACCAGTAGGTTTTGCTTCTTCTATCATCTCCTTATAGAGTGACAGATAATATTTGAATGTTGGTAAGTAAGTATCGACCTGTGACATCTCACAGTATCTTACAAATATGTTCTCAGAGAAATGATTACCTGGTTCAAAGAAACGATAGGTTCCTTCTGCTTTAGGTAATGGTGGTACCTTCAATAAAAAATTCTCTACAGGATGTTGGAAATCAAATACTATGATAACTTTCTTCTCAAAGAATCCCATAAGATCCATTCCAAAACAAGGAAGGTTATGTCCTGTCTTAGGATAGATTACATTATTATGAATGTTGAGTTTATCATCCCATATATCAACATGCCTAGACTTGATAAAATACTTACCAGAATAAGAGTCAGCAGTTAAGTTAACTCCTTTATCATTCTTCCAAGTAGTATGGTTACTTTCAAAAACCATATCGGGGAAGGTATCTAGTACCGCCCCCTTGTAGTTGTCCCACAAACTCATGCTATTTGCTCAATAAAACGATTAAGAACAGTCTTGTTTGTCATCTTAGAACCCATGTGCTTTTTAAATGCACGTCCTAGTTCTGCCCTAGTAGCAACTTCACCCTTCTGCTTAACCTCAAGATCAAGAGTTCCTTGACCTAAGTTTTGATCTGGGATAAAGAATGCTTCAGTGAATCCAAAGGTATCTTTAATAGATGCAAACCTCTCTTTCTTCCATGTTCTATCTAGGTCTTCAATTTTCTCGTATGCAAATGTTCTGAATATACGATTAGCATCTCCTTTAGAACAAAGGCGAATACCTATCCAGTTGTAATCAGTGATCTCTCTGAAGAAAGATACAATCTGTTGAGTGGTTCTATAAGGACTGACTTCTAACTTTCTAGTGTACCCAGTTACTTTATCACGAAGGAAGAATACTTTATCATGCCTGTGTGATAATGCGGATGTTCTATAAGGATGATCAGGTGAATCATAATACTCATTCTTATCAACATAACTCATTGGATTTGCCTCACCATCAGTTAAACAAACAACATTAACTTTAGAAACTCTCTCAACCTTTTTAACTGCGTTAACAATATCACGTGCAACGTAGATTGCTTCTGCTAATGGTGTTCCACCTAAACTAACTCTTGGGCAAGGATCGATTCTATGATTATGAAAACAGAATGCCTGAACATAAAGCATCTTCATAGACTCTTCAAGTTGTCTATTAGGTTGCTGTGATGATAAGAACTCTAGTAGATCAACATCAGAATCAATAGCAAGAGAATTACGTTCTACTTTAAGTGCCTTATGGAAATACTCACGTCTTCCAATCCCATAATTATCTCTTCTACCACCATTCTGGAATCCATAGACTCTGAAAGGAATGTTTGATTTCTTACAGAACCATACTAGGTTGTATACTTGCTTAAGAGTATCAAGTATGGTAGTGCTCATAGATCCAGACCAGTCAAGGAACATTACTAATCCATGATTCTTACCATCAGGAACAGTAGTGATCTTCTTAAAGATATCATCAGTGATCTTATACTTGTGAAGTGCATTAGTATTGATAACACCAGTCTTAGATACTGCTGCTCTCTTATACTGATCAGCAGACTTCTTCATCTCGAATTGCTTTAGAAGATAATTTACAGACTTCTGAGCAGACTTCTTAAACTTGTTGTAGTGATCGAATGAATAATCAAGACACTTGTAATAGTATTCCTGATGACTGATATCATGAAGAGCATGTCCGTGGAAGTGGCAGTTGAGTTCTTCTAGTATATCCTTAGCAGGTACTATAAACTCATCAAGTTTTACTTTAGGAAGAGTAAGGTAAACCCATTCCTTTGCATTGTCATCAACTAGAGTCTCTAGTGCTTCAGCGAATGCTGACTCAGTTAAACTCTCACTTTGCTTATGAGTTCCATCCCAAGTTTCACCACCAATAGGTTCGTTACCTACCTCTGGTTCTGAGGATGTATCACCCTCTTGGAAGTTAGATGGTGCATCACCCACTGGTGCTTCAGAACTTTCCTCACTCTCATCACTCAACTCAATCTCTTCCTGATCATCTTGGAAACTCAATTCACCTTGAGTACCTTCTAGTTCCTCCTTTCTCTTCTGATCATACTCTTGAGCAAGACCATATAGATCTCTTGCTAAATCTAAAACCTCTTCAAAGGAATTAGTCTTTGCAGCACGATCTACATATACTCTCTCTTCATCTGTAAAATTGATACCAGCATTACCCTTGAAATATAGGTTGATACGATCGATGAAAGGGATTGTATCTAGATCTTCTCCAGCAACACCAAAGAAATCCTTATCCCATAACTCTCTATATCCAGTAAAAAATGTTTTCTTAAGACCAGGATAGGTCTTCTTCATTAGACGTTCGATACGAACATCCTCTAATACATTAACGAATGCTTTATTATAACCCTCTGGTGCAGCGACTGGTGTGTATAATGCATGTCCTACCTCATGTCCTACTAGAAGATCATATACGGTTGATGAGGCATCTTTCCAAATAGGAAGAACCAGAAGCCTCTTCTCTACATCGAAACATGCAGTAGTAACTCTACGATGCTCTACTGTGAGATTCTCTGTTGCTAGTAGTCTAGCGAGGGTTCCTTTTACTTCCTGATTGATCATAAGTTTTTTTCTTGTTACACATATCATACCAGCGAGGTGACAGCGTGACAAGATTGTGTGGACACTTTACCCACCGTCCACAAGCTTACTAAAGTCGTTAACCTTGGAGAACTCTAGTGTCCTTTTGAATTTCTCCATAAGGATCTCACCTTTATGTGATATGACAAATAAATTAGTATCTTGTCCTAACTTCAAAAGGATGCCTATTAGGTCATTGGTAGCCGCAGCATCAAGAGAACTGTCAAACACCTCATCCAAAATAAGAAGGTTAGTGGCAGCAGAGTTCTTCATCCTAGCAACCTCTCTCCACGTAAACAAGAGTGCTAGATCAATCTTCTGCTTCTCACCTTCAGAAAATGAAGAGTAACTAAACTCATCCCTGAATCGACTTTTAATAACTTCATTGAATTCCTCATCCAGTGTAAAGTTGAAGAAGGTATCCATATTATGAAGATATTTATTGATCAGGGTATTAAAAACAGGTACATACTTCTTAATTATTTGACTCTTGATACCAGAATCCTTTAATAGATTCCCAACAACACGAAACTCATCTAATGACTCAGACACCTTAGCACAGTCATCTCTAATCTGTTCCAAGTCTTCATTTAATCCATCAAGTAACTTAGTTTCTTTCTCAATGTTAGGAGTATCACTCCTCAAATTTAATAATTCCTTCTCTATGGATAGGTTATCCCTCTCTAATCTAACAACATCACGATCCATACCAGAGATTACACTTCTAAGTTCATACAAATCTGAAGAAATCTCTTCTAATTCCTCTATTAGTTTAACAACATCCTTAATACTTTCTTTATAATTACTAACCTGTGACGTTAACTTGACACCAGACTTAGTTAAAGTGGCAACTCTCTTCTTCTTAAAGATCTTATCTATATCCTGAGTACAAGTAGGACACTTATCATGTTCCTTAAAGAACTTGGTTTCCTTAGTTACCCTTCTCAGTTCAGACTTATCATCAGATTCTTTCTCACGTAATTCTAATAGTTCCTTCTTATGTGAACTGATATCTACTATCTCGATCTCTCTTTCCTTAAGTTCTTTCTCTTTATCTGTTTTATCTACTTTAATTTTTTCTATCTTCTGATCATTCTTATCTAACTTATCTTTCTTTTCTTTTTCTAATGATTTATTAACTTCCTTTAAAGAGATAATTAATTTTTCTTGTGCTGTTACCTTCTCTAAGGCTAGTCTTTTTAAATGAGAACAGTCACCATCTTGAGCTTGAGCACCACGAATCCTCTCCTTAAGGAGTTGATTCATCTGTGAGAAGATGTTGATGTCAAGTAGATCTTCAATAACTTCTCTCCTGTGACTTGCGGAGAGTTGCATGAAGGGGACAAATGTGGATGAACCCAATATGACAACTTGGGTAAAGGACTTGAAGTTGAGCTTGAGAATTGATTGTTCAAGATACCTCTGGGTATCCTTTGTTGCAGCATCCTGATCAACCATCTGGTTGTTCTTGTAAACCTCGAAAGTATTTGGTTTGATTCCTCTGAATACACGATAGTCATCCCTCCCTATAGTAAAAGTAACTTCAACCTTAGTACCCTTCTCATTTATACTATTAACCAATTGACCTTTACTGATCTTACGAAATGGTTTATTAAACAAAGCAAAGGTAAGTGCATCCAACATAGTGGATTTTCCAGCACCATTTGATCCCACAATCAAAGTTGAAGGGGAATCATTTAGATTCATTTCAATCCACTGGTCACCAGTTGAAAGAAAATTCTTCCAACGGAGAGTGTCAAAGGTAATCATATTTTATGAGGTGGAATCACAAAGTCATCAGGTGTAACGATTGTATAATTATATCCATAGTTATCACAATTTAAAGCAACAACATCTGGATCTACTTCTAAGACTTCCAACTTCTCTTTATAATCATCAGCTTCTAACAGATACAAATACCGTTCAGCATCTTCCCTTTCCTGAAAACATTGTACGGTTTTTTTCTTTAGATCATTGGTAACCGAATAAACACCACCTGTTCTAGAGGTTGTCAATATGAACATCACAGTTCTGCTGCCTCCATATAAAGAGATCTCATCACCTGTTTCACATTATCCTTACTAACTTTAATATCAATATCATTTATATAGTTATCTAGTAGTGTCAAGGTGTCTTCGGTTTCTATAACAGCATCACCATTCTCCAAATCAACACTAAGATCTTCTACTATCTTAAGATCAGCAAGTTTCATATCCTGCAATCTCTTGACATTATAATCAAACTTAGCATAGTCACCCTTGTCTTCAACTATAAGTTTAACAAAGGTTCCTTGGAGTTTAGATTCATCTGGTATATTCAATCTATCATTATAGTATAGTTTATGGAAGGTGTCAAAGGGATTTCTATAGAAAGTCGTCTTATAGGTATCAGTATCTAAAACGTGGAACCCTCTCTTCATACCATAGTCACTCCAGTATAATTGGTATGGATTACCAAGATAATAACAGTTATCCATATTGGACTTGGTATGATAATGTCCAGTAAATACCTTTGTGAATTTTCTAAACATGGACATATCAGTCCCAGTCTTCATCACATGACCTGGATGAGCCTCAAAGCCGTTAAGCTCAAGATGGCCCATACAGAGAGGAGCATCACTTTCTGTGACGCTTCGTAGGATTCTGTCATAGTTATCATCACATATCCAAGGCAACAAAAGAATGTCAGTACCACCATAGTTACGGGTAGTAGGTTGATCGATGACATCGAAGTTTTTGTATTCCCCCAATAGTTCTGTTGGAGCATTAATACGAAGGGTATTCTTATAATAGATATCATGATTCCCTACTAAACTGACCATGTGACAACCCAGTTCTGTAATAGGGTCAAACCACATTTGCTTTGCCTCATCTAGAGACATAAAATTAATAGCTCTACGTTTATCAAACGTATCACCTAAATTAATTATCTCCTTTATATTATGGGATTTAATAAAAGGTATTACAATTTGACTATAAAATTTCTTATAGTGCTCTATGAAATATTGATTGTCGTTACGAACTCCAAAGTGCTGATCAGTTATTAAGAGGACTTTCATCGCTTGGTGTTCATCTCTACACGGTTCTTAATCTGATTATAGTCGGAACCACCTTCTCCGTCAACTGTGAACACGTGATCATATCCAGACTTCTCAAGGATTTTATCCTTGATATCCATCTGTCTCTTCTCCTTAGCAATCCTACGTAGGAAAGCATAGTATACTATCTGAGTGAAATAAGCAAATGGGTTTCTGGATTTCTCTGGATCAAAATTATCTATGTATTGAATACAATTCTCAATGCCATCACAAACCATATCATCCTTATACATGTAGTTGATGAAGTTCGGTCTATACGACAGGTGGGTAGCTATCTTTAAAAAGCAACCTCCGATATAATTATTCACGCGGGGTTTCGCTAGACCCTGCTCTTCAGCAATCTTGACTTTACCTTTGTACTTGATGATTGCGTTTAAGAACTCAGCATTATCTACGTAATGTTGTTTTTTCTTAGGAGCAGCCTTCATATTGTCTCCTGTGAATTTCCTTTATTTTAACAGGGCTTGACAAGTTTGTCAAATGTCTATAGAATAACCGTGTCAGGGTTCAAGGGTTGTTAGGCTCTTCTTTAAAGAGCTTCTCGAACTTCTTACGAGCCTCATCAATTTTTCCTACATATCCCTGTATTTTATCGAGGTCTGTTTTCATACGGACCTTTTTTTGTTCCGCACCGTCGGCACCGTGGACGAATGCCTCATACATAAAAATTATTTCTTTACTCATTGACGATACTGTAACTATATCCTTCTCTCTTATTATATAAAAATCTTCATCTGAAAGTTGTTGCCACCTAGCGAATCCTATACCACGAGCCATTTTGTGATCATCTATCTTCTTATCAATAAACTGAGTCACGACTGGTTCTTGTATGAATACTAAACTTTCCCCCTCATCATCTGATAATACAGCACGCCCTAGCACTTCCTCTCCATTCAAGAGTTTGAATACTCCATAAAATTCTTCGTCGTGTTTAGCGTAATTAATCATGAGTTAAATCTTGACTTCTATGATTTCATAATTAAATTTCTCTTCTTTATAAATCTTGATTCTTTCTACCAGATGTCTAAGGGTATAGTTATTACCCTTATCTGTAGAAATATCGTCAGCGATATCATATAAGGTTGCGTTTACTTTGCCTCTGGCACGTCTAAGGACTCTTCCAATAGATTGGAGATTGCGGATTCTGGACTTGCTGGGGCTTCCGAAGATGACGTTGTGCAACCGCTTAATGTTAATCCCAGTACTGAAAGTGCCATAACTGGCAACAATAATAGAGTTTTCTTCATTTTCAACTAATCTCCGAATGTGTTCTCGATCATCGACATCCACCCCACCATAAACAAGATGAACTGGTCTGTCTGTATTACTATTTATCAACTCATACAGAGGGATACCGTGCCGTTCTACATAGTTGAACAGGACTAGGGTATTACCTTTTAGGTCACATGCTAAATTACGAATGAACTTATTCCTAGGTTCATGGTCAGTAAGGTATTCCATTTCATCTTGATACCCTTCAAAGATCTGTTCTTGGTGTTTTAATACTACGATTTTCACCTTGAGTTTGGCGAGATGCCCTTTCTTCATTAACTCATTAGTCTTAGTAACTTGAGAACATCGACCAAACACACCCTCTAATACCAATTGATTTACATTAGAACCATCCAATGTTCCAGTAAATCCTATACGGTATTTACACCCGTGTAGTTTTGTCATTAATTTGGTGAGGGATTTCGCCTTGAATAAATGCGCTTCATCACCTATAATGACATCGAAACGTTCAAACCATTTACGTGGTTCCTTGTAGATTGACTGCCAAGTTGTAATTATAACTTGATGGTTAGTATACTTATCTTGTCCACCGTATATCTTATGACAGTACTTGGATGCTTTCCATCCATAGTCTTCAAAGTCTTTATACATTTGTTCTACAAGAGAAGTAGTAGGAACTACAATGAGAACTTCCCTTTTAACATTTACATGAAAACGAACCAATGAATAAATCATTAAGGATTTCCCGCTGGCAGTTGGGGACAATAGGAGCCGTCTGTTGTATCGTAGGCATTCGTATATTGCTCGGTATTGGTAGTCCCGAACCTGAACAGGAAGTCGTAGAGCCTTTACAAAACCTACCACAGACTCTGGAGTTACTAAATGATTTTGTTCCCCTGGAAGACCAAATTGGGAGTGACCCTCTACCTCGTATGAGTAACCCGCCTTCTCAGCCCAGTCTTTAAGGTAATCAAATAAACCACAATATATCTCACCTGTAGCAGGAGAATATAAATGGACTTTACCATCCCACCCTTTATATCTCCTAGCTCTTTGCATGTACTTGGCATTCTCTACTTCAAAAGTAAAGAAGTCTGCTAGTTCTTGGTGAGTATGTGGTTCACAATTTACTTTTAAATATACTTCGTTCTTCTTTACAATTACGAGATCCATTCATTACATACCTGCCTGAAATCTCTCCCACTCAATAGCATTTTTAATTTGGAAATTACGAGAACCTAGTTGTCGCAACACCCCATCAAGAAAGAAGATTGTTTGTTCTATATAGTCAATCTTCAGTTGAAGTTTTTGTATGTCCTCATCGGACTCGATGAACATATTAATTTCTTCTCTAGTAGTAAGTTTTAAATCAAATGGTGCATCCTTATATACCTGTGCACCTGCTCTACCTTTATAATATAACCACTTCTCTCTAACAAGTCTTTTAAATTCACTTTCTCTATCTTTCTTCATAAGAGAATATGTATTATAAAACTCCATGTACCTTAAATGAAGTTGAGGAATCTTTACAGACTCCTCACCATACCTATCGTTATCTATGATACAATCAGTTTTCCACTTTTCCTGTAGGGTTTCCAGATTCATAACTATCCTGTTTCTTATAAAATTCACTTAGACTGGATTGACAGTCAGGTGGTTCTGGGTCTTTATGCCCGTAAATCTTTTTCCATTTATTATGCAATGCACCCATCATCCATGACTGAGCAAGACTCTTAGGACCATTCTCAAGCAGATCTAACTCATACTTGGAAGTGGTGTATGCCTTCATCTCCTGTCGCCATTTAGAATCATCATAGGTTTTGTCCAAGATTCTCCTCCCATGTTGAGTACAATATCACTAGAGTGTATCCTAGCATACGTGTCAAGTTTTGGCAACTGCCTCTCATAATACCTGTATAACTCCCTTCACATCTGGTATCTCTTCCATGAGCTTACGCTCTATGCCCATCTTTAGGGTCTGGGAACTCATAGCACAACTAGAGCAAGCACCACCAAGTCTTACCTTGACGAATGCTCCCTCTGGATAGAAGTCAGTTTCGACATACTCTAACCATCCACCATCTGCTTCAATGTATGGTACCAGTTCACTGAGCACCTCTACTACATTGCTATCGTTAAGTTCCATTACAGTAGGATAGCACCTATCACAAATCCCTTAGCAAATGAGATGACAACGACTTGATAGTCTGTCCATCCAAACTTATCCTGACATTTTTTAATTAGTTTTTTGTCCCACTCGACTACTTTGTCGAATCCTGCTTTAATTTTTTTCATCGTCTTACTACAGTGTTAACGTTACGTATCTCGTATAGTATATATCTAAATGTGGCTGATGCTGTAAGGAAATTATTGTCACCTTGTGCGACATCAAATGGTATAGAACTCAGATCTACAGGGAATAGTTGTTTGAATATTACATCAAAATTTGCTATGTTATTATTGTTTAATACCTGTAGTGTAGCATCTGAAAATCTTGAATCTTCTGATGGATCTTCTTCCCACTCTTTCTGCCATACATTACGTTCTCCTAAATCCTGTGGAGTTCCTAATGCTCTCATCCAATTATGGATCTCCATATAATTTCTAAGATCCTCATCGACAATAAATTCTATAGTCAAATCAGAGTACTTCATATTCCCTTCTACTGGAATGGGAACCAAACCACGAGTAGGAATATTGATATCACCCAACATCATATTTGGGAGATTTGCTTTCTGACACAAGAAAGAAGACTTCTTTGCTTTATCCAATAAGAAGACAAATCCAATTGGTGACAGGAAGTTTTTATTTGTCAGTTGATCTTTGTACCAGTTAGCCATTAATATCTGTTACTCTCCAATAGTATTTAGGTTTGATATATAGTTATTTAACTGTAAGGGGTGGAGTCGAACCACCAAGTCCCGCAAGCAGAACAGCAGGGAAACAGCCTGCCACGTTTACCAGTTTCGTCACCTTACATTGAGGCACTATGAAAGTGCCGATATGATACGGGTCATCCCTATCCCTCCACCAGATCTGGGGAAGAAGTCGAATGATAAGAAATCTTCGAGTTCTTTCTCTACTCTTTCTTTACCAAATTTATCAATAATAAGTTGAGCATATCCACCATCGGATATAGTGTAGAAGGTCTCACGCATCTGTTCCTTATCGGTGCTACGTTCTGCACTACCTATGGTTTCCATACCACCTAAGATCACATCAATCTTCCTACTAGTACCATCATCATTCCGTGCCATATTCCAGAATGGTGATGTCCACTCAGGGAAATCAGTAATCATACCACGACTAATCTTCTTCTCGTGATCATGGTCAAGTTCTTTAGTCTCAAACCATCTACCCCAGTCATCATAAGTCTTGATACCAGATTGAGTCAATGGTAATCCTAAATGCTCACAGAGTTCTATCTCCATTGCTTTAAGATCATACACATCTCCCTTCATTTCAAATTCAAACATGGGGAAGATTGTTTCGTGTCTACCTGCAACAGGATTCTCTTCTGCCCTGTATGATGTTGAGACACAGAAAAACCCTTCTTCTGAAGGGTTAGAAAGTAATTCATGTTCAAGCCACATCTGACCTGTCTGTGGTAGTGGCCATATATTACCACCGTAATTATATGTTGCTACTGTTGTAGGATCTTCACAAGCAGCAAGAATACTTAGACGGTTTTGAGTGTGAACTTCCAAAAAGTTTTTAGACAAAAAAAATGACCTCAATAGGTCAACTGTTTCGCTAT